ATCGGGTCTACACTTTACCACATTAAAGCATTAAAGAGCATCGGGTCTACACTTTACCACATTAAAGCATTAAAGAGCATCGGGTCTATAGTGAAACAAAACTATACAAGATTGTAACATATATCCTTAAGTCCTATTTATAGTACTTTAACAATTCAGTACGATTTATCATGATATAAAATTACATGTAATAATGTGTTTTTGCACGTTACAGCGACTAAAAAACTTGCAACAAATAGTACTTGTGTTACCTATATAGGCATGATATAATTGTATCATAGCAAAGGGAAAGAAACATAGAAGCAAAAAATCCTAAAAAGCTATTATGCAAGTGGAATTGCATATAAAAAGAAACATTCGACAGCGCCGCACCACGCTATAATAAAAGATATGGATGCGTTATCAAGTAAAATGTGCTTGGAATTATATAGGAAGCATGGTATACCTATATAAGTACTAACAGCGCTGATTTTATCGTTATAAAATGGCCATGGCTTGTATGGGAACCGTTCCCTGCGTTTACAATAGTTGAGACAGACTGATAAAAACGCCGCTTGCATCGGTATATAAGCGATATTGATAGTTGTTGGAATAAACGCCAAAATGTACCGTGCCACACGCTTAAAAGCGTGAGAAAGTGAGTTACAAAAAATATGAGTAACTGGAAGATTGAAAAAATCACGAACGAAGCCGAAAACACCGAAATTATTACAATCACCCGCCCTATTAACGACAAACCCAAAAGCACAGCCTGCGTTTCACGTACTGTAAAGGCCGGTACAGTTGCCCGCGTAAAATATGCCCGTTTTAACGACGATTTTTCCGTTGAATCCGGCGAGCTTGTAAAGCAGTTTGATGGCGTTTTGGATGCAGAAAAAGTTAAAAAAGCCTTGCATAATATGGAGCCTTGCACCAAGTGGCAAGTTTTGGACGTCCAACCAAAAGATGAAAACACCCTCGGAATTCCGCGCGAGGTCTTCAATGCCGTTGCAGTTCCCATTGACCGCCCGCTTTCGCAGCAGTAAATTCTAATTGTTCCGCCGGGTTTATCGCAAAAAGCCCGGTTCAATATGGCATAAAAGCCAAAAAGTATATTAAAGTGAGGTACACAAAATGAAAATGCAAGTTATTACAATCAGCCCTCAAAAATACGGCGTGCATGAGGGTATTAGAATCAAGCGCAAACTATTTGATAATTGCGGCCTTGTGGATATGGCTTTTTGTAGTATTAGATTCGTAAAAAATGGTTTTGCCGCATCCGGTTTTTCTAGCATTTACAAGCCGACTATTATACATGCTGTATCTAATAGCAGTGAGTCCATTGATGACTTTATAAAGGAGGTGTTTTCAAAATGACGTTTACCACGCGCAAAGAGTTAGCAGATGCCGTTATTGACGCATATAACAAAAATCCGATGGGACTAGTACAACGCCTTTACTTTTGTAAAGCATGGATTTTTATGCCTGACAATTCCGATTTCATAATCTTGCAAAGTTATTCAACTATTGTAGCCGCCTTCCAGCGCACAACCGGTATTTTGTGGGTATTTGATTTCTACAGCAATACTACAGCAAGCCATATAGCAAAATTCCAGAATTGGATTAGGTATGAATATCAAACTGGCTGGAATTATCTGCGCGTTGTAAGGTTGTATAACGATTCTAAAATCGGCAAGCGCGCCGCCCAAAAGAATCATAATGACGATTTTGCAAGCGTCATTGCAACCGCACTAAATCAGCGTTGACCCAAAAATAAAAAATGCGTTGTCTTTAATGACAGCGCATTTTTTATACAAATTTTTAATTAGAACTCTTTACTATTAAGTACAAATAACTAGCAGTAGTTAAGCCTAACTACTAACCTGTGAAATTCTTAACACACTTTAGTGATTTAGAGTTCTAAAGCGATTGACAAATTCTTAACACACTTTAGTGGTTTAGAGTTCTAAAGCGCTTGTGAAATTCTTAACACACTTTACCTCTGTAAATCGCTAAAGCGTCCAGCAGTTAAGAAAAAATGTTGAGCATGGGCATTAACCTTAGCAGCAACCCAGCCGTGCCGCCCACCGGGGGTGTCGCAAGAAGCCCTAAAATAAATCGGGGTTCAATTTATTAAACTTGCAAATCCCCCTCTCCCTCTCCCTCTTCATTATTTAAGAAAGTAGGCGAAAACAATGCCCTTACCAGTATGGATAAATCTTCAACAGACTATGCTGCGTAATGCTTCAAATGCGCCATGCGACATTTCAGATGGAGAAGCAGTAATTATAATTTTAGTAGCAGCTGTAGTTATTTGTCTTATTATAGATATGTTTATCAATAAGTAGGTGAAATAAATGTTATTAAAAGATTTAATTAGGGTATGTAGGAATATTCATTATCGGACAAATTTGATACTTAAAGTTGGAGATAAAACTGTATATGCAGGACAGTTTAAGGATATGCCATACTGCTTTGCTTATTATAAATTCAAATCTTTTGAAGTAATTGATATTGGTGTTGAAATAGCATTGGAGTGATTAAAATGACGATCAATGATATTCTACTTAATTGTGGTTCTGTTCATGCTGAAACGACTATATATATTATAGAATCTGGCACAATTAAAAAGATATGTCTGTTTAAGAATTTAGAATCAAGGTATGCGAAGCTTCAATTTAAATTCTTTACTGTTAGTTCTTTGTATATAGATACAGATTCATTTGAAGTATTAGCTTTTAAGTTTTATGTATAAGAAGGTGATACAATGCGACTTTCCGAACTTATAGGTACATGTGGCAATATAGGGTCATCAACGTATATAGAAGTAAAATTTAATAATCATATTAGATTTGCAGGCTATGTTAAAGATATGCCTTATGTGCTTAATTATTATAACGTATGGTATTTTGAATATATTGAAAAAGATAAGTTTGAAATAGTGTTATGTTAGGAGCTGATACAATGCGTTACGATGTTCCAATTCATCCCATTCCCATAGGCTCAATCATTAAATACAATGTAAGAGAATATGGTTATTTCTATGGAGATGGACAAGAGAAAAGAGCAATTACGATTGCTAAAATTGGTAAGGTTATTGACATTATAGAGCATGATGGCAGAGTAGTTTATTACTCAGTAGCACCAAGTTCTAACTGTACATTTAACCAATATTTTGTAGGCGATTGCCTAGATTCTGTTTGGCCTGAAAATGTGGAAGGTGTTTATTATGACAATTAAAGACCTAGATACAGAAACCCTTACCTTACTTAATAAACTATGTGATAACTGGTACATTAAAGCCTGTCCCTCATGGCTGACACACTTCATGGATAAGGATTGCCAAGATTGTCAGCTTAGAGAATTGTGTTATCTGCTTGACCGTTATGATAATGACGTTAGAAAAGAGTTAGCTTCACGAAAGCAGGATGAATATAATGGCTAAGAACAAAACATTTAAGCGCCAAGCCGAAGCAACTAGGCTACTGGAAAAGATAGGTGCAACAAGGCGTAAATCAAGAAAAGCAGGTATCACTGTGACAGGTGAGCTTAAAGAAAGTCTTAGAGGTAGACAATCCCCTGATATTGCAAATGCTCTGAAATTTACTGCTAACACCGCTCTTAATGAAGCCGAAAAAATGTATAGCGACCTTATTGATATAGCCGATACCCTTGATGACAAAATATCACAAAAGCTTATGAAAGAGTATTTATCTAAATACTCAGAGCATATTAAATCATTAGATAAATCAGTAAAAGATAGTTATAGGTCATTAAGAGTAGCTAATCGTCTTGAGGATGTATTTAATTATAGTGATGCTGCATATAAGATTCTTAGGAATCCAGATGCCTATTTCGGTAAAAAGAAATGGGGAGCAATTTCTGGTATTCTTAACAATCTTATGGGCACCTATAGCAGGGATATTCCCCCAGACGATTTGAAAAAATTATGTACGTTGGGTCAAAAGTTAGGACTTGATACTTTAGCAGATATGGATAGAGCTTATGCAGAATATGACAATTTACTAAGAAATTCTGACCAGATTGGTAAAGTGCTTGTTGATGCAAGTGATAAGCTTAGGTCTATTACACAGGGTAATGAAAACTTTATAGAGCGGCATAAAAAAACTTACGATGAATTTACGGAACTTGCATCTAAGTATAATTTGTGGTGAACAATATGATTTATATAGTTCCTGTCTTTCTTTGCATAGGTATGATATTGTTTGTATTAGCATTAATGATAGACGATTTAGCAGTCAATGAAAAACTGTCAGAGATTTTCTTTTGGTTATCTATTGCGTTTCTCTCTCTATAACTTATATTCTATTAGTTGTTTATATGTGTACGCATTAACAAGACAAATACTATTTCTATGGGAGGTGGTGCTGTATGTGAGAAAGCGTAATGAGCATAAGTATTCAACTATCATATATTGTTATGATATTGAGACATCATCCTTAATATATGGTGAGGATGAACTTAAAGAGCATCTGCAAAGCACTTATCTTCACGGCCTAGCTTCATTTGCTTATTGTCCCATACCTCATGCACCATTTAGTGACTTTGAGAATGAAATGGATTATAATTTCTTTAGAACTTATGATTCAATTTCTTCTGAATTTGAGAGAATCAATGAGGATGCTAAGAATAATGATGAATACGTCAAAATCTTTGTGCATAACTTGAGCTATGAATTTGAAGCAATGATGCGTAACATAAATTTCTGTATTAAAAACTTTAATCCTAAACGTTTCATTGCAGTTGCTCCACACCAGCCATTAGTAGCAGCTTTTGACCATCTTGAATTTTATGATAGTTTTAAGATTCTTTCATGTAAAAGTCTTGAACTTATAGGTACAGAGCTTGGAGTTCCTAAACTTAAAGAAGTCAAAGGTGGTTACGACCAAAAATATTATTGGTGGTCAGATTTACCTGATTCTGAATACATTTACAATGAACGTGACTGTAAGCTAGTTTTGTATGCATTATGTAGATACATGGCTAACTTTACTAAAGTTGATAATGTATCAGATATTGGAGTATCTAACACATCAATGATTAAGCGCGAAACAAGGCTTAACAGAAATATTGCTACCGACAAAGAAGTTCATACTGCACAATTCACAGCGGCGATAGAACTTAAGAATAATGAACCATTTATGAAGTTCTTTCAGGACTGTCTTGCAGGTGGTTATACTCATGCTAATCCTTACGCAGTAGGTAAAATATTTAAGGACGTCTGGTGCTTTGATGCAAGTTCTATGCACCCATCAGCAATGTATGGTAGGCGATTTCCTTACAAATGGAGAAAAGAGGTTAATCCTAATGAATGTTACCAAAATTTCCAGTCTGCAAACTATGAGTTCTTATCTGGCTGCGAAAGCGGCGCTAACTCAGGGTTCTTCGATTATCCCGACCAACGGATTAAGCTATATGGATGTAAAGATGTTAAATTCTATTCAGTCCTCCAAGCAGCATACCGAGAATCAATCTTGTTTGAAAGGCCAATAAAATATAACTTTATGGCTAATGTTACCTTTTATAATATTAACGCTAAGGATTTTGGTAACTGCATTTACAGTTATATCAGTACGTCTAAATGCACAAATGTTAAAAATGGTAACTTCGACAATGGTAAAGTAGTCAAAGCAGATGAACTTACATTTCATGGCTGTGATATTGACTTTATGTTAATTCAAATGCTTTATGATTATACCAGTTCAGAATGTGATGAACTTTATTATGCAACAGCCCATAAGTTTATTAACAAGCCTTTACGGAATACAGTTAAATACTATGCACGCCAGAAAACGGGATTCAAAAAACTTGAACATAAAGTTGCCAACCATGTAGAAACGCTAAACGATTTTACATTTGAGGGATTAAAGCTTTATGATGATTCTGTGGCACAAGAGATTATGAATACCCATAACAAAGATTTAGTCCACTTCGCCTTAATGGCAAGCAAAGGCGGATTGAATGGTCAGTATGGATGTTCAGCAATGAAGCCGTTACGGCAGGAAGTTGGCGTACAGGGGGACGGTGATAAATTTGAGTGGATTCCAACTGGGGTTAAGTTTCTTAAATCCAGAAATTCCCTAAATATTTTCACAGATGGTTTATATACGGTTGCTTACAGTAGACTACACCTTATTTGCTTTATGCTCTATCTAGTATTAAGCCAAGGCATTGAACCTCTCTATCATGATACAGACAGTGGCTATTTTGTAGGTTATAATGATAATGTTCAAAAAGCCGTTGATAGATTTAATGATAATATTCTCAACAACAGCGAGAATAAAGATTGTTACAATTTTGGAATTATGGACTTTGATGGTCACTATGAGGATTTTGTAACATGGGGAAGTAAATGCTATTGTGCAACATATTTAGATGCAGATAAACACTTAAAAGTTAAGGCTACTGTAGCAGGTGCAAGCAAGAAACAGCTTTCTGAATTGTTTACACAAATAGTAAATGATGAAGATTTTGAGTACCTTGTGCAAGAATATTTTCGTCCTAATATCAGTTATGACGAATCCATAAACAAGAAGCTTATCCGTAAAACTCCCGGAACACATATTATAGGGGATTTTGTAGATGACAACGGAGAAACAGACCACCTAGACGAATACTCTGTAACTGTTCTTGAACCTTGTGGCTATACATTACGCTCAACAAATAGTCCGGTTAATAGAATGTATTATTCATTCTGTTATTCATTGCGTGGAGAATCCTATATAGATTATTTGCCCGAAGTTGTTAGCATAAACCACGATGAAAATGATAAAGAACTTTATGGAACTTATCATAAAGTGCAATCTGACAAAGAATATGCTATGTTAATTGACGGCAATCCTGCAAGTATATTCCAGTGGGAATGGAGTGATAGGAGATGATTTAATTGAAAGAAAAAGATTCTTATAGAATCAGTAGAAGAGCTACATGTCCTTATTATATGTCTCATACCACAAATTACATTCGTTGTGAGAGTATGAGAGTGTCACGCCAAGAGTACAACCTTAAAACCGATTGTTGCGGGCAGTATAAAAACTGTCCTCAATATAAATTTCTTACTTATCATTATTTAACAAAGGAGAACTAATTATGTACACTAACAAGAAAGCATCCGCTAAGGCCACCAATTCTGCTAAGTCCGCTTCCTCCGTCATCACTGATATTCGTGTATTCCCTATCAATAACAAGAAGTCTAATTGCTGTGCTATGGTTTCCATTACGCTTGCAAATGTGTTCTGCATTACTGGCATTAAGATTATGGATGGAAGCAAGGGTCTGTTTGTAGCAATGCCTAGTGAGAAGAATAAGAAAGATGAATGGCATGATATTTGCTATCCCATTACCAAGGAATTTCGCAAAGTTATGAGTGATTCTATTCTTAATGCTTTTGATGCATTGCAGGAAGATGAAGATGAAGATGACGATGATGAAAGTAAGGATGACTGACAAGCTCCCCAATGAATTGCCACCTGAAATTGACGATGATTGCCATTTTAATTAAATAGAAAAGCACCCCTAAGTGGATAACCACCTAGGGGTGTTTTATTAGTTAAGTAATATTAGGACGAAGAACCTTAATAGCAGTCATACCATTGTTGTTATCCCAGCGAGGATAATCCATAGGAGTGCCATTTTCATTTCTAATACGGTCAAGAATAACAGGGGAGTTACCATCCATAAATCCAGAAACCTGAACCGTGACGGCATAAGATGCAGGACGTTTGAAGTAAAGGATGATAGCATTACCATCATTGGTATAATAAAGTCTATTCAAGTCATTAACTACATCCCAAGTAACAGTCTTGCCTGCACCAGCGGGCGCTCCATAAATGGCCTTATTAAGCTGACGATTATCAACAGCACTAATTGCAAACAACCCGCCAGATTCAGGGTTATTGCTAAGATAAACAGTAAAATCAATGTCATTTATATCCATCACACGGATAGAACCCTGTGAAGTAGAACCACCAGAAGGAACGGGAATAAATGCAAATGCCTTGTACTGTTCAGGGTCACCAGTTACGGATTGCCCAGCAACCGTATACTGTGTCTGGTTAGTAATAGCCAAGTCAATACAACGATGTTCACCAGCTGCGCAGATATACTGACTACGGTTTACAGCGTCAGTGCCAAAGATATATTCACGCTTTGTATAAATGTAAACATCGTCAAGCTTACATACAGCATTAGTAACAGGATAAGTACCGATTGACTGAACAGTAGTGCTAACCTTAGCAGAACGATTGATAATGCCGCCATTCACAATAAACTGAGGATTAGGACTAGTTCCAATCAAAGCAATAGCTGCATAGCCAGTTTCAGTAGTAGCAGTTCCGTCATTGCAGGTATAAATCAGATTGTTAATATAAGCTGCTGCTTTACCAGGTCCATCGAAGACAAAAGCATACCTACAAGTATCCGCATAGAAGTTAGTAACATGAATATCATTGTTAGTAACCTTGCAAGCGATTGAGTTATTCCACCATTTATTAGCATCAGTACCACCTGTGCCACCAGAGGGAATACCATGATAGCTAGTCCAGTTGCATCCGTACACATCAGTACGGCAGTCAAAGCCAACCTGACATACCATATTAACAAGGTTATTGCATTCGCAGTCAGGAGCTTTGTTACCCCAGAAAAATGCAACAGAACCAGTCCAACGCTCCACAGGAGTATTATCACTAAATCCCCATACCATTACATTATCCATGTAGCAGTAACGGTTCAAAGTGCTGTTAGCAGGCTGCAAATAAACACCATAGGACTTAACCTTATTGATGCTTACATTGTAAATACTGTTATCGGTATATTTATTGGTAGTGAATACAATGCCACCAATCATACCACTACAAGTAATGTCCAGATTAGCAATAACAATATTACCAGTTACGTCATCACCCGATACGGTAATAACACCCTGACTACCAAACGCAGTAGGATTAGCAGTATACTGCAAGATTGTATCACTGGTTCCACGCGCAGGGTCACGAGAAGAACCAGCACCATACAAGCTATGCTTAAGCTGCAAAGGTGCGCTAATCTTATAAGTACCAGCAGGAATAAACAGAGGTTCATTCTTAGTGTGGGTGTTAATGGTAGCGGTAATATCATCAGTGCCATCCATTTTAAGGTCTTGATAGGTACGAATATCAACGGGAGAGCTAGGGATAGTACTAAAGTCAGCAGTATCGCTGATAACAGCAACTTTGTGAACCTTGTTGTAGCCGTCGGTCAATGGCCACCAATCAAAATTATCATTAAATTTTTGAACAGGCCTGTCGCTTTTGACTTCGCCTCGCAAATATGTGCCGCCCTCACTGCCAATTTCAACAGGGGTGAGAGAGTTGCCGAAAATTTTAAGTGCTGCACGATCATCTGCTGCATTGTGCAAAGTGACGGCAAAAGTTTTCGCATGAATGTCAATATTCCCATCAACAGTCTGATTCATATTACCGCTGACAGTCTGGTTGAGATTCCCAGCAGTGTTAATATCAATCTTCTTAGCAATATCAGTACGAGCTTGGGTATCTTGTACGTCATAAGCGGCATTATCAATCTTAAATTTGTCAACAATAGGATTTGCCAATTTAAGTCACCCTTTCTATATCAGGCAGTCGCATGAGTATTAGTGGTAACAACTTTAATAGTAGTATCGGTAGCACTATAAGTAACAGTAACACGAGGAAGTTTCTCAAGTTCTTTAGCTTTATTAAGTGCATTAGTTGCATTAGTAGATGCAGTATTGGCAGTGCTTTTAGCAGTACTTGCATCTTTTGCAGCAGCATCAGCAGTAGTTTTTGCAGTATTGGCAGTAGTGGTAGCGGTATTAGCTTTATTCAAAGCAGCAGTAGCATTACTAGATGCAGTATCAGCAGTAGATTTAGCAGCATTAGCAGTAGAGTTGGCAGTGTTAGCTGTAGACTTAGCGCTAGCGGCATCAGTGCGTGCCACAGAGTCTTTAATCTCACAGATAGTACCATCAATATTGATTTGCGTTACAAAATTAGTAGTATCAGGCATATATTATCTCCTCCATTATCCTACAGTATGAGTTCCGGCAGTAATACTAATCGTTTCAGTCTCCTGCGTATAGGCAACTTCAACACGAGAGAGCTTTTCCAATTCAGTAACTTTGTTAAGAGCATTAGTAGCATTAGTGCTTGCTGTAGTAGCAGCAGTACGTGCTTCACTATCTTTGACAATTACTTCTTGGTCGTTAAGGTTGAACTTAGATACATAATTACTTGACATAATATCACCTATCCTTACTTACCAACAATTTTGATAGTTTCCGCAGGAGCATCATAGATATGAATATCTCCACCAGTAACGATTGTACCATTATTAGGATTAAAGAAACCAAAAGAGATAGAGGTGTCATCTGCATTATACTTGGCAACTTTTAACGATAGAATATAGTGCAAACGTTCAGCAATAGTTGTCTTAGCACAGTTAGTACCCTCAATGTACCGGGTGCCTGCATCCATAGGCTTAAGAATTACATACAAATCATTATTAAGCCAAACAAGGTCGTTAATATTACGATTAGCACTTGCAGTAGTTTTCAGCTTTTCATCAACAGGAGTGATGGCAAGCTTAACACTTCCCCAGAGTTCAGAGAAGTTGCCAATCTTAGTCCAGTAATCTTCATTATCAATATCAATGCCAATAGGTACAGGCTGTGTGCTCAAATATCCATCACCATTGACAGTGACAACAACTGTGTTGCGAGGATACTGTTTGGTAATATCCCATTGAATAGGGTCTGCATAACTAATGGAGCTGGTTTCAATATACTGCTGCATTACCTCAATAACCTTAGATACCATTTCATAGTAACTAATGCTATCATCATAGGCAACAGGAATTACAGAACGGAGAAGTTTGTCCAAAGGATTGTACTTCAAACCTAATCACCTCTTTACCATAAACGCATAAACAGAACTTCCATATCTCTATACAAACAATTATAGATGTTCGTGTTTTCCTTCATATAATCGTTCATAATAGATACCAGAGAGCGACCGCGATAACCTTTTTCTACATGGTCAAGAACACGATGTTCATTACCATCACGATTTTCTTTTGTATTGTTTTTATCATCTTGAGTGGTATTGCTGTTACTGTTAGAATTAGCATTAGAGCTAAAATCATTGGCGGAACTTGCCTTACTATGGTCAGCATCCGACATATACTTACCAGCAAGAAAATTATCAAGACTACCCTGCGGAGTATCAGTATGAGTATTGGTATTCTCTCCATTGCTGTTAGAATTGGAAGTATAATTGGAATTATTGGTACCGTCAATATTGACCTTACTATTCTTGGTTCTATCCTCAGTATTCACATCATGATGTTCAGTATTTTCATCACTGGTAATGGAGAAATCATCAGTTAAGAACATTTCATACTGTTTATCAAGTGCTTCAAAGAGGGGATTGTAATAAGGCATATGGCTGTTCATCCAGTCATCCAGACGCAGCTGCCAAAGGCCAAAGGTTTCAGAACCAATTTCATTTGTATAGAAATGTTTAAGAATATTGGTTTCAAGCTCTTTTCGCTTATTCTCATTCCAGATAGGATAACTAAAATTGAAGATTTTAGGACGCGCACGCTCAATAATTTCTGAATAAGAAACATTGGTGTAAGGTTCAACAATACCTGCTTTTGATTCACAGATAAAGCGCACTTGAGTTGTGTACTTACTCATTATCCCCACCATCCTCAATATTGGTATCGCTTAAATTCTCTTCATCTTCGCGCCCTTCCATAATCTTAGTTAATTCAAGCTGGGAACGCATAGATACGGAGATATTAGTGCCAAAGAGCCTGTTATAATCCTTACAGAATTTTTGACGAGAGTACAATGGAGAAAGACGGTCTGCTTCTACCTGACCTAAGGTCATCTGAACTTCAGTAGTAAACTGCCGCTCTGCTTTCATATTGTAGTTGCTTTCAATACCTAAATAGGTAAGAGCTTCCGCAAGGGTTTCTTTTTTCTGCTGCTCTAACTGTAAGCCAATATACTGAACGCCTAAATCAAGAACGCCCATCATGTTCTTAATATCATCAGTAGAGGGATTGCCTTTAACGTACAGCCAAGGGTCATACTTATCTTGCTGATACACCATATTCTGTACAGAAAGTTTCGTATTCTCATTTGCATAAGCAATTCGTGGAGTTTTCTGTGCAGCAAGGTTTAAGTCAATCGTTCTGTCTATATTGGTAAGACGTTGTGCAAACTGTTTAATGACAATAGTGTCAGGGGAGCGGCGCATATTACACCAAAGATAGGCACAGTTTTGTTTATTAAGGCCAGTTTTCTGGTAATTAGAATTATAGCCATAGGCACGCACATATTTAGGGTCTCCAATAATGTCAAAGTTATCACTGGGCATAGCAGGAAGAATCAAGTTGCCCATAACAGGGTCATGATAGCCAGCCATTAAAGGTTGCCAGAACAAGAACTGTTCAATGAATCGTTCATCCAAAAAAGGAGAATCTTCAAGTCCTTCCCATTTGAATCTTGCAAGTGCTACATCATACAGACGATTAAACCAGTTAGCATAAGTTGCCCTAGTTAAGTCGTAGGAATCAATCCAAGGCGGCTGTGGTTTTTGTGAACGTTTACTCATTTACTCACCTACTTCTGGAATACGTTTATAGATAGAATTGTCTGCTTCATAATTTCCAACAAGTCCAGGATTATGCCAGAATGTAACACCACGATTAAAAATATCGTTAATCATTGTAGAAACATCCGCAGGAACATCACCTAAGCAACAACAGTTTTGCGTTTTAACATAATTCCAGTTTCTTCGAGAATCAATGTTTGGAACCTGAACTTGATGAATGGGATAACCAAACATAGTCCAGTAATCATCAATAACTTTTGCAAATTCTTTAGTAACATGATGATAACTAGCCATAGCATATGGAGCACTTGCATCCCTTGTCGGTAAAATACCAGAATCAGTAAAACGGAAATAAGGACTTACAGAACCGTGGCTCTGTGGTGGTAATCTGTCCATATCATCACGTTTTGCAAGCGTGCCAGCAATGTTAAGCATTTGATTGGCTAAGCCCTCAATAGCTCCATAAGTATTCTCAGGGAAAAGAGCAGGATGTTTACCAGTCATGGCCTGAACATCTTTTGCCGGAGCGGTCAGCAGGTTAATACCAGCAAACATTGTACCAGCTACCAAACCTGCATTTTCTACTGCCATAGAACTAGAGTTCTGTGCTACATAAACTTTATAAATGTCGGTATTATAAGCACAAGTAGGCCAGTTGCTAATTGCAAATACATCTTCCTGATTATAACCAGTAGAGCCTTTATAATCCTCTGCTGCAAACATTGCTGTAGTCTGTCCGGCATTTGACATTACATTGTATCCGATATGCAGACTTTTCTTTCTATCTCCAAGTTCAAAACGAAAAACATGATTATCGCCTTGTGTGGAATAATAGCGGAGATAAAAATAAGGATATGTGAAAAGTTTATTATTCTTAGGGACATAACCAGCTACATTATTAGGAACTACAAAAGTCTTATCATACTTACCACTATCAAAGGTAAGGGGAACCATATAAATTCCCAAAATGCCATCAGGTGCTTGCCCAGCTTCTACAGCCTTAGCAATAAAAGCGTTAGCAGATTCAGCTGTGGTAAAAAAGTTTTCTTTACAACCTGAATAGATACCAAATCTTAAAGAGCCAGATGCAGGAGCGGAATCTTTTTCAGGCTTATCGAATGTGGTAACAATACAGATACGCTTATCAAAGTCAATGTACTGCTGAATATCGTCAATATATGGACCTGTATCCAGTTCATCATTGATGATATTATCACCAATTTCATCAGTATTTGTATGAGAACGTTCAATAAAACAAGGCTGTAACGTTACCTGATTAAACCAAGTTTGCATAACGTCAATAGTAAAATAAATTCTACTGGTTTCGTTTGCAACGTATTCTACCCTGTCAATAAAGGCATAATACCATTTATTAGAAAAGTCAGCGTTCTGAAATACAACATAATTACACGGTTCAATCGTTTCAGCATTAACACCAACAGACAGATAACGGTCTAAACGCTGATAGGTGTAATTAGTAAGATGAAGAACGGATTTAGAAGTGAAATAAGCAAAATGAGAAGAATCAGACTGAAACCTAAGCACATGATTATAGGTTTTATCTGTAGGGATACCCTTACAGATATAAAGTTGCATATTTGACAATGTTCTTGCTCCTTTCAAAATCTGTAGGGTGGTTTACACATCATCCAAACTGGAAGTTTACGTTTTGTTATGGGAGCAGGGCCGGGGCCAGGTGGTGTTGGTGGATTTGTAGCATCCCATTCAACATCCCATGTACCTACTTCATTAGGAATACCAAGAATAGCAGAGGGGTCAGTTCTGTAAGCTGTGCCATAACCACCTATCCAGTATTCCCAATGCGTATGAATACCACTAGCATTACCTGTTTGTCCTTGCTCTCCAATATATTGACCACGAGTAATTGTTTCACCAACACTATGAATCTGACTAACAAAATGAGCTGCAAGCCAATAGCTATTATCGCTCATTTTAACTACAATGTAGTTGCCCCAAGAATCGTTACCAGTCGTACCACCTTGCCAAGTATGGGCTGTTTCAACCGTACCTGCCATTGGTGCATAAGATTGATGATTTGTGTGTACTGTGTCAATACCACCATGAACTGAACCGTCAGGATAATGTGGATAACCTGCTGAAACTCTGATTGTGCTTTGGTCAGTGATACATTGTTTGTAAACTGCCATATAAGCAACGCGTGATATCGTATGCGCGCCCCACGTTTTAGGAGGATAAGCCTATTGGCTCAAGAAAATGTCAAGTTTAAGCTTTAGTAGTAAACAGCACAGCGTTAGCGAACGGAGATGCAGAATAGATACGCCAGATATGGTGGAAGTAATTCCAATCCAGAGTAGAGCCAAGGTCAGTTTCGCGCATGGTGTTCAGCTTAGTATAAATCTGGAAGAAATCACGGTCAACCATAAGTGCCTGAATAGCGGTCATATCACTATCGTTAGGGGTAACGTGAATATAGGTCTTATCGCCACCAGTTGCAATAGTGACAGCACCAGAGTCAGAGGGGTCATTACCAGTAAGCAGATGTTCCAGACGTTCCACTTCATACTCATTAAGAGCGAAGCTATCAACTTCCAGACGATGACCCATGAAATCTGCCTTATCCATGTTAAATGCACTTGCCAGAACATCAACATCAATAGAAGCGGAAATATCAACAGGAACAATGGTGTACAGACGTTCAGCCGGAGTATTCATAGGAATACCAGCAGCGTTATATTCCTTAGAAATGAACTTCATCTTGCCATAAATCTGACGGAACTTCTTAACCAGGGTCTTACCGGAAGCTTCATCAGTAACAGCAGTAACAAGTACCTTCTTGAGCTTATAGTTCTTTACCAGCTGATACAGCAGGTACTTCTTCATGATAAAAGCATCCAGTTCAGCGGGCTTATAAATCTGGTCGATAATGTTCTGTACAAAGGCAGACAGGTTAGCTTCACTCATGAAAGCAGTTTCCAGAGCTTCACGGTTGACAGTTACCTTATACTTAATACGAGAGTTCACAGCATGGTAAGCAGTGTAAACTTTGGCAGGGTCACTACCAAATTCAGCTTTCATAACTTCATCATTAGTAGCGCGGTCAGCAGAGAAGTAAGGGGTTGCTTTCTGCATCATCACATAAATTTCCTGAACGGTAGCGCCAGTACCTAGAACACCCTTATCAAAAACCTGCCAAGGGTCTTCAAAAGAGATGTAACGCATAACGGTCAGGCCAATACGGTCAACCAGAGCATTACAGAAATAGTTCAGACGCGGTTCATAAGAATTGATAAATGTCCATGCAGATTTAATAGAATCAGTAGTATTCTCAATCTGAGGAGCGCCACCAAAAGTAGCATCACTACCAAATACAGCATTAATAATACCAACAGCAGCAGAATTAGCCATTATAGAATCATCCTTTCTTAATAATTGCACTCAATATCCAGAGTGCCATCAATAATGAGTTTGCCTTTAGCGGCAGCGGTCAGAGTTACAACGCCAGCGGAAGCGACTTTAGCACTGGAAGTGGTGCCATCTGCAAGAACTACACGCAAGCAGGGAATAGAATTGGTAACTACAAATTTACCGTAACCAGTTTTCATAACACGAGCCATTACTTCACTGGGAATGGTAAATGCAGTAGTGCTTTCAGTTTCGCCTTTATCAAGGGCAGTATGGATAACCAGAACGTTAGAGAGGGTGCTCATATTCTGGTTGTGGAAAGAATATGCCATAAAATCATCAACTCCTTAAATGTCTTTTATAATTAAAACCCAGTAATAAATCGAGTTTGTACAACAGTTGGATTTAATGCATCATCAAGTTTAAGATTACGATCTTTATCAATATATAAGCCCTTACTACTATAACTGCCACCTTGACTCTGATTAATAGTAGACACAAATCCCCTCAAATTATAATAAATTAATCTATCATAAATTGCTGGTGGAATGATACAAAGAGTATCCCCCACAGAATAAGCATTAGTACTAATTTCACAATGAATAAAAACTACGTTGCCAATAACAGTAAATTTTCATCATTGTAACTAAATGGTCTACTCATAATCTATCACCTTACTTTCTACCAAACATTTTCTTTACAAAAGCCTGTGCAGCTTCATCAATAGTAATTGTATTACCATTAGGTTTCTGATATTCGTCATTAGGCTTATTGTCATCATTCAGAAATGCTTTAACATAATCTTTGCGAAGATTGTCATAAGCTTCATGCCAGTTAGATGCACCATCTGGACAACCTTTACTAAATTGTTCTGCTTCATTGCGACATTCATCAAATTCATCGAGAACACCGGCAATTAGAGTTCCCTGTTCATCAGGTTTAGCATCTACAAAACCGCCAAGCATTGCAGAAATTTCGTCACGCGTTTTCATTATTTATTACTCCGTTCATAAGTAAGTTTAAGATTCTCGCAGAGGGCAATAATTGCTTGCATATCAATACCAGTTGCGTGAATCTTAATGTAATCGCCTTTAGTAGATTCTCTGGGAACCGAAGTGTAATAACTAAGATGTTTCACGACATTAGAGTTTGCACAAGTAAAATCACTGTCCAGCCAGTTAAGAGGATGTACACGCATATCGTGGTAAATTACTTCAAAGTGAAGGTGTGCGCCATAGCAATTACCAGTTGCGCCAGAATACCCAATAAGCTGACCCTCGTAAACGTGTTGACCGTTTTTGACGAGACACTCTTTAAGGTGTGCATAACGTGTTTCCAGCTTAGAACCATTATAATTGTTATGCCTAATTCTAACCATGTTGCCATAAGACTGCATCCCAGTTTTGGTTCTACCATCCCAGCTCTGTACCTGATTTACTGTGCCATCCTCAGCTGCATAAACAGGTGTGCAAGGTGCAGCACGCAGGTCAATAGCATGGTGTGCAGAACCATCATTGTAAGTCCAGCCAGCTGTGATAATGTGCTTCTCTAAAGGCCAGCAGAAAAGAACATCACCGTTTGATTTCCTCATTTTCTTCATCTCCCTTAAGTTTTTCCAGATAGGGCTTAAACAAAGCAGAAAGTTCAGGATTTACAGCACACATATTCTCCATAATGCTGATAAGCTCCATAATGCAAATATAAGTAACTACAGCACCTACAAGGGGAATCTGGATGCCAAGTTCAACATATTGCATTGCATATTCGATACCATAAGAGCCTACTACAGCAAGAATTTCCATGCACTTATGATAACCGCCCTCACGCATGATAGAGGAATTATAAGAACCATCATGCTTTGCTTTAATCAGCCCTGTAATAATGTCAAATGTGATAAAACCCAGAACAATAACAAAGGGCATAAACTCAACTCCTAACATTATACACCTACAATCTTCAAAATGTCCATCAGGTATCGCCTAATTATTTCATCTTCACAGTACAAACCCCCCAACCGATATTGTTTGATTATATATAATAACCAGTTAGGACGTGGAGTGCGTGCAATCAAAATGGTGTTATAATCATGGTCATCATTTGTCAACGCATAAATCACGCCGCTACCCGGACTGTATTTCCTAGAAAGATAACATTTACCGGAAGAGAAGTCTACCCATAAACCTAAATAGTCATCATGAATCTTAAAACCAAACTGATATTTAGCTTCAGGAGTTTTCTTAGCAATGCCAACTACACTATCAAGATAAAATTCATTGTGAACGGCATATTTACCAAACTTGCTGCCTTTCATCAAACGACCAAAGTCGGTTTTCTCTTTTGCTTCAATGTATTCTTCATTATTAGCAATTTGAATTAAGACTAAGCCCTCTCTAGTTGTAGCAATTTGCTTTTTGTTAATTGGCTTTTTGATGTCAAATTCTGTGAAATAGGGATTTGCCCATGTAACAGCATTGCCAAAGAAGAATACAACCACTCTGCGCATACGAGCAATAGTTTCGTATAATTCGCAGAAAAATGTAACTTCATCTTTAAGATAACCATGATGGCTTTCATCCATGGAGATAAATTCATCGAAACAAATTTTATTAACGAGTGGGAGTTCTTCAGATTTAGCACTTGAGATGTAACGAGTTTGACCTGCTAATTTACCGTCTATATAGTAAGCTCCCTCTGGGGTTCCCTTTAACTCATGGTCAGGGAATTCATGAGCAACAGCTGCCCAGAAATTTTCTTTGGCTTTCTTATTCATTTCAGTTTTATAGCGGCGAATATAAATAAATTGATTCCCGTTTTTGATAAAATCTTCAGCAGCCCATTTCTTAAAGCCATAAGTTTTACCGCAACCACGAGAACCAACTACAAAATTAAAGAGCGCATTATAAGATAATGTGTTCTTTAAATCCCACCACATTGACATTATAATACACTCCTTTCATATTTAATATTAAGCCGAGGACGCGACCATTTGTCCTTTTGGTTGGCGGAGTAGGAGAAATGACAAACCTATGTAACCATCAAGCTAACAGGCGTGTTAGCGCGGCTTTTTCTCCGAGTAATGTGTTTAAGAATACTGCTGACTGTTAGGTACCGAGCCTAACGGTTTTAAGAGTTCTGCTACACAATGTCGGATTTGATGGTAGAAATGGGCACAACCCCATTAACGTCCAATGACCAGTTTTCCGTTACTCTTAAGAGTTCTACCATGTTAAGGGTGGCGAAAGGAATTGAGCTAGCAGTCACGCAAACCTATCCGTAACGCTTCACGCGCCTGACCACGGCTTAGGAGCATCAATCGTGCCTTTCGCTCCCTATGATTATATTATACTTTACAATGTGTATAAAGTCAATAATACAGATTGTACTTTTTGTAAAATTAGGAATGGTTATTACATAGTGTATAATGCTAATTATGGGTGAACGGCAATAGTACAATAAAGCGGACTTCTAAGGTTAAAGTACGATAAATGGGACTTCTAGACTTTGACACTACT